GGTATGGACAGTACCATACTGGTACCGGTCGCCGCACTGATCGCGAGTTTGGCGAGGAAACACTAGGAGCTGGAGTCTATCCCGAGACTCGCACTAGCCTACCCGCCAAGCTTAACTGTGTGGGCTTGGATGTCATTTCAGAACCAGCTGCTAAGGAGATAGACGGCATCTGGTATACCAACTTTGGCATTAGTGAGTTTGGGACGCAGGATAATCAGTGGGTTGAGTTCTATCACCCTAAGAAACATGGCTTCTGTTCTTTCAAGTTGCGCAAGCAATCTGACAACAGAGCCCTCTTGTTACTGCTTCGAACACTGATTCCTGATCTCAAGCATGAGGACCCCCGTCCAAAAAACTTGCCATCCACCCAGGCTTCTCCTGGGAAGACACGGCAGAGGCGCTCAAAGGGAAAGAAATCTACCGAGGACCCCTCCCTGAACGACCGGAGGAAGTCCCAGGAGCAAGAATCGTAGGCTCCCTGCCTATGGGCAAACCCCTCTTCCAAGGAACACCAGCACCAAATGCCTTGGTTAAGAGATTGTACTTAGAGATTGGGTGCTTTTCATCATTCCCCGGGTGGGATATGATGTATCCAAACCCTGCCGCTTACCATAATGGCTGGCAGAAGTTTTGTATACGTAGTGCCACACTACGCGACTGGGACTCATGGGCCTTAGCATATGCAGTCTATGCCATGCACCGACGCTATGCCCCTTTTGTACAGGGCTGGAGAGTCCTCAGTCAAGACGAGATCAACATAGTGCCACATACCTCTCCTGGATGGCCTTTCTCACTGGCAGTGAATAATAAGGCGCGAGCCTTAAAGAACTACGGAGCTAGAATCGACGAGTTCTGGGAACGTGTTGGAAAAGGCGAAGAGCCCCCAGTCATTTGGAGTGGATTCATAAAGCAGGAACTCCTGAAGTACAAGAAGACTTCTGTGAACGACGGTCGAGTTATTGCGAATCCACCAGTAGAGTTCTCCAACCTTGGGTCAAGGGTTAGACAGGACTTCAACTTGCGTTTGCACAATGCCTGGAAGAGCACGCCATATTCCATTGGCTTCACGAAGTACCGCCGTGGTACTCATCATCTCGCTGTCAGACTGAATAGGTTTCCCAACAAGCGCGAGCTTGACGAGAAAGCTTATGATATGCACTGGGACCGTGTCCGTGGTCTCGTAATACATCACTTCAGGCGTAGCACAATGTCGCCAGCCCATAAGACCCCTGAAAACTTGCGCAGGTTAGCGTTCTGCTATTCTTCAACTATTCAGAGGCCCACGATTGCTTTTCCTATGAACTTTGTTCTTAGGCCTGACACACCAAAGCAATGTAGTGGTAATGACTCCACCGCAGATGATAATACGCTCGGTGGTGGTCTTGGTTGCGACCATGATTTCGCAGTCTGTGTCCTCAAACCCCTCGTAGAGGAAGATCCCGACGCATGGGATGATCTAGACCGTTGCTTCACTTACCAAGAGGCACATCATGTCTACAATCAGTACGGCGACGACGTCATCGAGAGCTACTCTGATGAAGTTGCCGAAGCATACTCAACCGAACGCAAAATTGCAGCTGGAACCAGTCGAATGACTGAGTGGCCGAAGGACAAACAAGGCGAGTCTAGAGACCTTGATGGTCTCGTCTTCTTAGGAGGTAGATTCTACTTCCATCCACAGCACCAACTCTGGGTGCCTGTCGCAGACTCTGAAAAGCTTAAAGCGTCTTTCCTGAAAGCCGACTCTGATGTCAGTCCTGGCAAAGTGTACTACCGTGCTCTGGCGTATAAGCTTGAGACCTTCTGGGATTTGGAGGCCAGGCAGTTCTTCAGTGCTATCTGTGCGAGGCTGCGCGCTATGGGACACCGACCTAGCGCCCCTCCAGGTGGTGGTGTTGAATCACCTGAGCTGTTGATGGATCCTCCAGATGGTTGGTACGAGGCCTTGTACCTTGGCTCTGAATAGAGGAGGGAGCATACACAGAGTTGTATGTCACTTGCCTACCACGGCAATTTTTGCGGTCCTGGCTGGTCTGACGGTAAGTACCAGCCTTCTGTAGACGGAACTCTCGATCCAATCGACGAGTTCGACGCTTCCTGCAAGCAACACGACCTAGCATACTATCGCCACTCTGTCGGCGATATTACTGACGAAGATCTTGATCTAGCAGATCAGAAATTCTCTTCAAGCAACTACGGTAAATCTCTTAAGCGCACGATTGCATCTGCAGCTGTTGAGATGGCACGTAAACGACGAGGTAAGAAGAAACAGGCTGTAAAGCAAGCCGCTAAGGAAATAGAGAAAGTAGTCAAGCAAGCTGTAAGACCTGTGCAATCCAGAGGGCAACGTGGACGCGCTGGAGGCAATGCCTCGCGCGTACCCATGCCTGTTGCACTAGGCAATCGAGCTAGACCTTCTGTCAATCATGTTGTCACCGTCAAGAACGGTGGTGTTCATGTGAAGGGAACCTTGTTCCTCTCACAAATTGTCACGCCCGGCGTCTCAGGCGGCGGGTTTACTGGGGATAATCTCTACTCACAAGAGATAGACCTCAGCAACCTCTCATCGACAGCTCTCAAGTACTATGCTGCTTTACACCAATTCTGGATACCCAAGAAGCTGCAGGCTGAATATGTCCCTGCTTGCTCCACCTCAGTGCCTGGAGAGATTGCACTATGCTTCGTCACCGATCCTGATGACCCTCTCTTCACAGGACTCAGCAATGTTCGTGGCATTGCTAGTGCTAAGGGTGTAGCCATTAATTCTACCTTTTTGCCAGCCATATCCACTATGCCTGCTGCTGCAAAACGTAGATTCTATACTAGAACTCAAAATTCTAATGAAAGATGGTCTGTGCCTGCTATCGTTAAGTTGATACAGGTTGTCCCTACCGGGCAGACCAGCCTCACGATTGGCTCACTCTACCTGCACTATGAAATTGACTTCACCTCCCCAATGACCGAGATAACAGACCCAACTGACTATGCTCTAGTCAAGTTTGATGGCACCGGAGCATCCGCTGGCACCCCTCTGGGAACCGGTGGATTCACTTCCGACCCAAATGCAGACTTCAGACCCGCCATTGGAGCTACTAGCCCAGCTACGTCCAACATGATCACTGGCTCTACCACTGTTCTTAGTGGAGGTACTACGTACCTAGCAGGTAACATGAATGTTGGTGCTGGTGACTATCTTATGCTCACCATCAATGGCAAGAATGTCCTTAGTGCGATAGGAGCCCCTACGGTTAATGCCAACGGTTGTACAATCGTTAGCGGCAATATTACTGTCAATGACACCGCCACTCCTAAGCTCCTTACTGCATGGTATCTCTTAGCGGTAACGAACTCTGCACCCACAATCTCTCTGTTTACAGCTACCGGTGGTCTCACCGCTGGTGGCTATATCTCTCTCACTAGGTTGAAATCAACTGCCCCCATCACTGCATCATTAGCTTCCACTCCCTTTACGGTTGAGGACAAGTTAATTGAACTTGAGAAGAAACTTCAGGAACTTTCCACCCAACAACGCGAAGACGACGTCATTGTCGTCAGAGCACCACGTGTTAGTGGTAGTGGTTCAACCACTCCTAACAACAACAGATGGGCTGACCAATGTTAGTCCATCTTTTTAGGGTAGCAGCCGTGCCCCGGCGGCCACAGGAGACCCCACCGACGAGTACAGTGTGGGAGGCGCCCCTGCCCTTAGCGAGCAACTGGCACCACGTGTGGTGGTGCTGGGCCCTCTGGTAACACCCTGGGTATTGAATTAGCCAAGTATTGTGCTGGATGTAGCGTTGGGTCATGATGAGGTTCACTGCTGTCCTTGTCCCCTAAGATCCACTCAACAGACACCCTTCGTGGGTGGGATCCGCTGTGTCGCCTTACGTAACTAGTCTGTATTCGGAAGGATACTAAGGTTTGTATAAAACCGGTTTGGTGCCCCAGTGGCATCGAATTTGTGGGTGGTGAGGGATACCAAAAATTTAGCAAAACAAATATTAAAATTAGCAAAAAACAAA